ATTGTATGTGGACATAAGATAGCTAGAAAAGCTTGGTTGTGCGCACACGCTATGAAACATGTTACTTATAGTATTAAAGGCGACGTTCATCGTGTTTTTCAGAATCCTTCAGGAAATGACTGGACGGTAGAGTTTAATGGCATATTAGAGTCAATAGCGGAACGTTATGTTTACTATCGTGAGCATCCTTTTACAGGAAATCACCAGGAAGTAGAAAAGTGGTATTCAACATTCTTTTTAGCTCCTTTTCATGAAATTGAAAAATTAGAGTTTAGAGATAATGTTGCCCTTGTTTCTTATGGAGATGATAATGTTAAAGCATGCAGGTATGCATTGACTGATGATTACGCTAAGATCTGGAAAGAAGAATTAGGTATTATCGTCACTCCGGCTGATAAAACAGAACTGTTCTTCGTTATGAAAGAACTTAAAGAAATAACATTTCTTAAGAGGTCTTTCGTTTGGAGAGAAGAACTTTGTTTGTATCTAGTTCCATTAGACATGAAGTCTTTAATTAGAACGTTAGTAATCAAGAAAGATTCATCATTGTCTGATAAAGATCATGCTGCGACTGCAATGTCGTGTGTTCAGCGCGAACTTGTTTATTATGGTAAAGAAGTTTTCGATGAATGGACTGCAAGGTTTAGAACTATTGCAGAGGCGGAAGGTATTTCCAAGAATGACTATCTTGTTTTACACTCTTATGAACATTATTATGAGTTGATTAAACAATCACAGTTTCAGACTTGGGGTAACTTCAAGAAAGGTTTTGCGTCCTTAGAAAACGCAGACTATTCCGATTTGTTTTAATGCAATCCCTTTTACCGTTAAAGCCTACCGATCAGGTGGCTAGTGACAGTGTGTCACAAATTTCTCATGAAGTGGGAACAATGGCTTTATTGGCCACAACTGAAGCTGTTGATGATAGACAGCAGCATACTCAGAAGTTTGAAAGCGTTTCCTTGAGTAATTGGTTACAGCGCCCGATTCTATATCAGTCGGTTACCATTACAACTGCTGGGTCTGGATATGGAACTCTTATCCACTCATTCTACCCATGGGATTCCTTTCTTTCTTCGACTCAGGTGGCAGATAAAACTAAGAATTATATGTACATTAGAGGTACTATTCAAGTTATTTGTGTTGTGTCTGTTCCCGGGTCTTGCTACGGCAGGTGTGTCCTTTCAGCTATCCCGCAAACGGGACCAGTTGTAGGATCTGTGATTGCTGAAAATATTGATTTCTATAGATGTTTGCAAGTAGATCATTGTGAGCAGATTGACTTTTCGCAAAGTAATTCTGTGGTGCTACAACTACCTTTTATCTGGCCGTATGATATCGGAGCGTGTAAGTCTGACTTAGCTCGCTATATTGGTCAAATGTGGAAAGTTTCTTTAATATCAATTGGACCATTACGAATGTCAGGAGGGCTGTCTACATCTGCGAATGTTAAATTTTATCTTAATTGTTTGGACGACGTAGAACTGACGGTCACTCGCTACCAAGGAAGAAATAAATTGAAAGCAAATGACGCATTGAAGTCTCATGCGCCGAAGATACATGATATGATTGGAGAAGGAAGAGGAAGTAAGATTGCATCGGCAATTGGTGATGCAGCGGATGTTCTTTCTAAAGTACCAATGATTGGAGGTGCAGCTAGTGTTGTATCAGGTGTAGCTCATACTGCGGCAGATGTGTTAGGATGGTTCGGATTCTCTCGTGAAAACCGAGAAGATACACCTTCTAGTTTCATTCAACGGAACATTACTAACATGGCACAGATTGATACGGTAGCGAACGCGGACGTGAGTAGCTTGTGTAGAGATAACAAGATTAGCGTTGATCCTACATTGGTTAGTTCTGACGTAGAGGACGTAGCTGCTTTTTCCAGTCTGTGTGCACGGTGGACATTTGTGGGGGTTACTACATGGGATCCTACTGCAGTGTCTTTCACAGATCTCCTTACTATTCCAATCACTCCGTTCTATACTCCTACTAGTGGGCTTAATTACACTTTGTCCCCTGCTGGTTTTATTGGATTGCCTTTTGAGTACTGGCGAGCAGACACGGAATTTAAGGTGGTTGTTCCAATAAGTAACTTTCACAGAGGTACTTTGCAAATGATTTGGGCACCTTATGGAACCACAGTTCCTGCGGGAGATTGCACCGGAGTCGTTGTCAATGAAATAGTTGATATTCAACCAGGAGAGGATTACCATTTTAAAATCGGATTTGCAAAGGATACACCATATTGCTCGTCTAGAATTTATAATGATTTGATTCTTATTCCTCCAGTCGATGCAACTAATGGTTTCTTTATTATTCGTATTTTAAATCCTTTAGTATCTACTGCCTCAACTGATAGTACTAAGGTTTCAGTATTTGTAAGACACTCCAATGTTCAATTCGCTTTACCAAGAGATTGCACGTGGTTTCCCATTGCTGATAATACATTAGTATTTGATTCGTTGCGGGATAGAATTACCCTCCAAGGTAAGACTATTGGTGAAGGGAGTGGTATAGTGACCAGAGAATACACTTTGTATCCAGACAGTAACGTTAGTGCTAGTGCGTTGAGTGATTTGTACACAGGAGAAACCGTATTATCTGTACGCG